CCCTCTACACACGCGCCGTCCCCTTGCGACCAAAACCCCGAAAAATACACCGCGGGTTCATACTTCGTTTCTCCCCCCATGGTTTTGTAGGCAGTCTGGTTAATGTCCAGTCCTAAGAACTCGGCGACGGTTGCGGCGTCGTCAATTACAGACTCACTCCAGTAGGTATCATCACAATTCACATCACGGTACCAATCCCGGGCTTTTTCTTTCGCTTTGTCGCTTAATTCGTCGTACTGATAGACCTTAGTTTGTTTGATTCTCATGGTTCCTCCTAATTAATTGTCTTGAATTCAAACTGATACAGTGTCTTGCCATAGGTGGATTTAGATTCCGAGACTGTTATCGTGCAATGGTTCGGCACTTTTCCTCCCGCCCACTGAATCCCGACTTGCATCCCTTTTCGCGGGAGTGGTTGAACTAGCCCCCAATCGGCAATAATTCGCTCTGCCTGGTCTTTTGTATAGTACGTCGTCATAATCCCCCTAGACCATCACAACAAGTTGAGTGAGCATTTCTTCCGTGTTTAATCGGAAGTTTTCATAGAGCCCGTATTTGAATGAGCATTCAAACCGCATGGGGTCGCGTTTCCAGGTCTTCACTCGCCCGTTTGTTCGGACTTCGCGGTACTCTCCGCGCTTGTCGATAATGTAGGCGTGGCGGATATGGTCAAGCGCCTTAATGTCTTCAACCGTAAACTTTCTAAACGTGCGGGTTTCTCGCGTCTTCCGTTTGTCATATCCGTTTACCAGGGTGAAGGTTTCAATTAGATCGTTCATGGATGGATCTCCCTTTTGGTTGGATGGTTACTGTTTCAGATATCGCCGGGTGTCGATATGCTTGAACTGATTCGCGCCGTAGAACGTCCCCATATACATCCAGTTTCCAGCGAAATTGGTATGCTGCGGATCTGTTGAGAGGATGCCCGCTTCAATCGCCTCGTTGAATGCTACTTGCGGATCTTTGAATTCCATTCCGTTTTCCATTTCACCCTCCCAGTTAGAATTGATTGACGTTTGTGTGTAGCTGCTAGATTCGTGCCGTACGTAACATATCGATAAATAACAAAAGGACAAAAAAGAACTGACTACTAAACAGCACAGATGTATAATTTTAGTTCGAGCAACGTGATATAAAAGAGACAGAGCACGAAAGGGAATAGGATGCTAGTTGAACGTAAGCTCAATTATGACGCGGCTATACAAGCGGCATATGAGGGTAAGACGGTAAAACGTATTTGCCTTGCGCTTGGTTGTTCTTATTATCTGTTTTGCCAGGAAATTAAGAACAATCCTTCGTTTTCTCAATCACTTAGGGATGCTATCGTAGCAGCCAAGCTCTTGCTGGCCGATAAACTCCAAACTTTACACGAGGATATGCCGGAAGCGGATGCTGCGACATTGAATGTGGTGAGCTCGAATTACAAATACCTCTTGACTCATTACCTCCCGGAGCAGTTCGGCAACCGTGTGGAAATCAACCATAACCGCGTGGATGTTCGGGGAGCAATCGACGAAGCAAACAAACGACGGAAGACAATCGATGTATCCCCTCAACCTGTCAACCCACTCGACGATTGATAATAAAGGGTTTTCTTCTTCTGATACGCTACTCACTGGATATACACAGGGCTTGTACTTATAAGTAGTTGACATATAAGTAATGTCTCATAAGATCCATTATGTCAACCGAAAGCAATGTCCATGCCAATGATGCCCATTCGATCCGGGTTCCCTATGCTGATCTGTTCTCCATCGATGGGGGGTGCTACCGGGGGGTGGGGGGCCTTATCCGGCGAGCCGTATCCCCTTACGGGACCCTTGCACACACCAGACAATGATTTTTAAAATTTTTGAAAATTTTCTCAAGTATGTGGGAAAAATGATACACTCCGATCGTCGCCTCTCTCCCAGGCGCCGCTTATGAAATACGCCCCCCAAGACGAACAGACGCTCATGACGGAGCTCTGGGACCCGCAGATCGCCGACGACTTAGAGCAATTTGTCCTCTTTGCCTATCCATGGGGGAAGGCGAACACCCCGCTCGCCCATATGCAAGGGCCGCGCACCTGGCAACGCGACGACCTCCAGGCGATCACGGAGCACATTAAGAAACAGAAAGGCGTCATCGATCTCGGGCTCGCTCCCGAGATGTGGCGCGAAGCGACGGCCAGTGGCCGCGGCGTCGGCAAAAGCGCGAAGATCTCGTGGTTGGTCGACTGGATGATGACGACGCGCCTCGGCTCAACCTGCATTGTGACGGCGAACACCGAGCCGCAGTTGAAGACGCGCACGTTCGCCGAGATTAGTAAGTGGACCACGCTCCTACTGAATGCGCATTGGTTCGAGACGACGGTGCTCTCGGTCAAGCCCGCCGAGTGGTTTAAGAAACATCTCGTGGAACAGCTCTCGATGGATTGTGGGTATTACTACGCACAGGGCCAATTGTGGAGCGAAGAGAACCCGGACGCTTTCGCCGGCGTCCACAACCCCTACGGCGTGATGGTGATTTATGACGAAGCCTCCGGTATCCCCGTTCCCATTTTCAACGTCACAGAAGGCTTCTTTACTGAGCCGGTACTTGATCGCTATTGGGTCGTGGCTAGTAATCCACGGCGCAACTCGGGCGGGTTTTTCGAGTGTTTTAACAACCATCGAGCGTACTGGAAACTCCGACAGTTGGATTCTCGGACTGTCGAAGGCACGGATACCGCTCTCTTTAATCGGATGGTGGAACAGTATGGAATCGACTCCGACACCGTTCGCGTCGAAGTCCTCGGACAATTCCCCGCGCAGGGGAATCGACAGTTCATATCGAACACCCTTGTTTCCGGAGCGCAGACCCGAGAGTTGATTAAAGATACGTATGCGCCGCTCATCATGGGCGTCGACATCGCGCGCTATGGCGATGACAGCACGGTCATTCGGTTCCGCCAGGGCCGCGATGCCCGTTCCATCACGCCCATCCGCTTTAAGAACCGTGACAACATGTATGTGGCGAATGAGATCGCCCGATGGATCGATACGATCAACCCCGACGCGGTGAACATCGACGCCGGCAACGGCACGGGCGTGATCGATCGGTTGCGCGAGCGCAAGTACAAGGTGCATGAGATCTGGTTCGGGAGCGATGCCGAGCAAAAGGAATGGGCGAACAAGCGCACGGAGATGTGGGCGAAGATGCGCGACTGGTTGGGCGGCGGCATGATCGACGGCGACCCGCGACTCTTCGGCGATCTCACGTCTCCGGAGTACGATTACTTCGGGAAGGCGAAGGACAAGATCATGCTGGAGTCGAAGGAATCGCTCAAGGGGAAAGGCTTCCGGTCCCCCGATGACGGCGATGCGCTGGCGCTCACCTTTGCGACTCGTGTCGCGCGGCGCGATGCGAAGGCGTCGACGGCGAACCGTCCCAAAATCGCAAGAGATCTTGACTATCCCCTATGTTCATGAGATAGCTGATTTCTACGAAGTACTCCGGAGGCACGAACGATATGGGCGGTGGACCTGTCATGCGATCGTTGGCGGCGCTCGGCACCCTCGGGCTCTCCGAGACGGCGCAAAAGAAACCCTTTCAAGATCTCGGGAACGACAACCCGGTCAATTCCGCCGCGGGCGGGCCGCTCCGGTTTATCCCCGGAGGGGCGCAAATCGCGGCGGTGATGGGGATGGGGACCGACTCGATGACCCCCGAACCCCCGACGCTCCACACTATGCCGGTCCTTGGCAAACAGAACGAGAACGATACCACGTCACAACAAAAACTCGATGCCCTGGCGGAAGCGGAACGGGTGCGCGCCGGCCGTGGGCGAGCGTCCAACGTGCTCACGTCGCCGGATGACATGCCGGCGAAACGGGCCAAAAAGTTTTTAGGAGGGTACTAAATGCGATACGCCGCGCTGTTCGTCCTGATTTCCATCATCATGCTCACGGGGTGCGCGCAGTCAAGTGAAACGGTGCGGCACGGAGACACCACGTTTCTCCTGACCCAGACACAGAACCAATGGGCCGAGAATGCCGTGCTGATCTCGGAATGTGAAAAAGAGCTCGCGAATGGGGTGTGCAAGCCAAAGGGCGAGGTGAAGGTGATGGTGATCTCAGGGAAGCTCCCCGAGCTCATGAGCGGACTGAAACACGACGCCGTAACCCTCGGATCCGCGTTCGTCATCCGCGACGGGCTTATCAAGAGCAAAGCGAATGTGAAGCAAAACAACCAGACGGACATCCGCGCCTCGACGGTCAACCCCAAGTAACCCATGCCCAATCCAGCGATCCACGATAACGACGACCGAGGCCGCAACATCATCAAGCGATGGGATGCCGCGGGTGCGGCCCGCGGCTCGCTCGATTCGGTGTGTGAGGAAATCGCGCGGCGCATCCTCCCCAATTA